TATCCTCTTCATATTTATCGTGTGCTTTTTGTATCGTGTCATACAGAGAACTTATATCTCCTGCAAATACTGTTGGAGATAATGTACCTTTGTATTGTGTATAAAATTTTTTATTAAGCATAAGCCTAATCATTTGTTTTTCTATCATCTAACTCCTTTAGTAAAATTTGACTTATTGTTTCTGCTATAGATTGATCTCTTTGATTCCAAGTAGATCTATTAGATTCCCATATATCCCACTTCCATGTATTCCAAGAATCTAGTATTTCTTTTTTCATTTTTTTATCCATAAAATATCTCCCTTATCTGTTCTGTGTTATAATATTTTAAATCATCTTCTAGTGGTTTTACAATTACATTTTCAAAACCAGATGACCTTAACTCTTTTGCCATGTCATATGCTTTTGTTGTAGCATCTCTGTCTAAACATATATATAAATTTTGATATGGTTTCAAGTGTGACTTCTGTATTGATTTTAATTTAGTACCCATGATTGCAATACCTGTAAGTATATTAGATACTGCACAAGCAGACGGACAATCTTCTACTATGACTGCATCATTACAATCACCACATTTAAATGGTACATCTTTATTACCATACATAAACCATTTAGGAAAATCATTTTTATTTAATGCTCTACCTACTGCACCTACTATCTTATGTGATACTCTATTCTTAACTAAGAATACAACTCTATCTTGTTTCACATCATATTTAAAATCTGCTCTACCCCAAGACCAAGACTCCCAACAATTATTATTTGATAACCAACGCATTGCTTTTTCATTTGAGTATATTGATTGGAAACTATCTGGTATCTTAAAGTTTACATCTTCTATATGTAATCCCTTGTTACCATGAAATACTCTCTCTACATATTGCATATTTTTTTCTCCTTGTTTTTTTCCTTTAGCACTACACGAAGCATGAAAGCAATACCAATTTAAACTACCCTCTGTTGTATCTACTGAGAATGTATTTCTACCATTACAAAATGGACAATCCATTCTTATCTGCGTATCTGATTGAACAGATAAACCTTGTACTACTGCAAGTTGTTGTTGATAATTCAAATAGATACTTCCTCATAAGTTATAAAATATCTATCGGCTGAGTAAAAACTATTAGCTTCTACTTTCATTAGATTATGATTGAGGTAGTATGCTATATTATTTTCTAGTTGTTCTATCTCAGGTTCGTTGTCGAATGGTATTATTGCTACTGCTTCTATTCCTAGTCCTGCTATTCTTACTTTGTATTTTTTCATTGTTTATTTCCTTATCATAGTTTTCTTTTTTTGTCAAGCGATTTTGTTTTTTTATTTTTGCGTAGTAGTTTGGGTGTCTAAAAATAAATGTCACAGTTCTTCTCTTACATACCTTTTTAATTCTTTGTCTTGTATATTATCTGGTATCTCATTCTTATAAAATATTCTGTAGCTATCACTACCATACTTACCTATGCCATGTAATTTTGTTGCATCATCACCATCCCATCTTAAATAATCTTCTGACATTCTCCAGATTCTTTGTGCTCTTACATTATGCATACCTAATTGTTTAATCATACTAGCAATGGTATCTCTATCTGACTCTAATAATATCTCTGGTGTTGGAAATTTTTTAAAAAAGTTGGGGAGTAATTGTTTTACTTTTTTTCTGCCAGTTTGATTTAAACATATAACACCTACCATATGCTGCCATTTATTTTTTACCTGTTGTTGTACCATGAGGTCATCACTCATGAATGGTAGTGTGGATCTATCAGCCCTATTTCTTAAAGATTGTTTATAACTCTCTTTGAGATCTCCCTGTTCCTCTTCGAATCTATTCATTATTTTTATCCTTATCCAATTGATATAATTCTGCCCCATCTGCTTCAAGATTATCTATTAGGTTTAAGCCCTCAACGATACCTTGTGCTGTGTATGTATTGTCACAGAAACAAACTACGTTTTGTTTTCCATTCTGCAAGTCATACATAACTGCATTTTTATTTGCATAATAATTACCTCTATAACTATTTTGTGTAAACATATCTTTTGTTATATATTGATCATCTAATATCATTTACTTCCTCCATTGGTTATTACATATCTTAACACACTTGTTGCTGGATTATAGTCTGTTGTCTTGCAAGATGCAAGGCACAAAAAAAATAAAACAAATATTATTTTCACAGTCTTCCTTTTCTTTCTTTTCTAGATTTATATGGTAGTTTAACAGATGCCTCACTATCATTTTTCTTTTTATTTGTCCAAGTAATATATGCATGGTCATCATTACCCTCTGGTTTGCCACCATATTTTAATATAGCTTTCTTTAAACTTCTAGCTTCTATTATTTTTTTATCTCCATTTAATCTTTCAAATTTATATTCTCTCATTAGTGCTCCTTATAACTTACTTGTTTAACTTCACGACTCCAACAGGCACGACAACTACCACACTCACCATTCTGTTTAGGTGCAGGACATTCTCTACCTACTGCAGGTTTATCTTTATGCACACCAGATGTCCATTCCCAAAACTTAGGTGGTGGACTATCTACTTTAGTTGTTGATACTCGTAGGCATAAATTTTTTGGTACATCTTCTTCTTTAATTTTATCTACAATTTTATATTCTCTAGTAGCTAACCAATACTTTATGTGTGGTGTAAGTTCACATACCTCAAATATCTTCATCAAATGTGAATAAGATTGCACATCACCCGAGTCAAACCAACGATGAAAACGCCTTGATTTATCTAGGTTTTTGTACTTTTGGGTAAGTAATTCTGTCATATAATCTACCCATTCTGGTAATGCAATAGCTTGGTATCTTTTCTCATACATAGCTTTGACAACAGGAAACACATAGCAACCTTTGCCTGCATAACATTTATTACAGATAGTGCCTTTTATTTCTGCTAGTTTAGCACCTGTCTTACAATATTGTATCGGGATACCCCACGCATACGAGGGCATCTTACTTGGATTAGATAGTGTACCTATCTTTTCTTCTATTTCTTTTAATTTCATAATATTATTACTCCCAATATAAAGCCAATGCTAAACCAAACAATTTCTGTTCGGTAATACAATGACCATACATTTATTTTATTGATTATCTTTTTCATATCTTCGATTCTAATTTTCTAATTGCAAATCTTAAATCATCTTTTGTTATGTATCCAGACTTATATCTATCAGATAATGTATTATATAATTTTAGTATGTGGTCTTTTGTTGTACCTGCATGGTCACAAGCCTCAGAACAATGTCTAGTATAAAACCAGTTCCTTGCTTTTTGTACCTCTGCCATAGATAAGTTATGCCCCATACCTAATTCAAATGCATCTTGAAATGCTTGTTGTATAATACCAAGCCATATCTTTTGCTCTGGTGTTTTTTTTCTTTCTTCTCTTATTGCTTCCATATATTTTACCTTACACTATTTTGTTATTAAAGTCAATGTGTCACATTGTTTTTTCTCTTATTTTATGGTATAGTATCCTGTCGTTGCAGGGGGGTTAGTATATACTACTCTCTATCATTTCTATTTATAACTTTATAAACTATAATCGCCCCTATAAATAAGGCAATCATATTGTATACAAACATACCTATTCCTAATTCTACTGTCATATTATTTTCCCTTTCTTAAGGTGCATACTATTGTTGCAACAAGTATCATCTAAAAATACTCCGAAGATTAATCTGCCGTTCATAAATTACTAGGACTAACGATATATTTTTATCAACCATAATACTATTATAATATGTACCTAAAGAAAGGCTAGGGGATTTCTCCCCTAACCATATACTTTTAGTTATTAAGAGGCAAGGCTGACACCATTGGCTTTTTGCCAAGCAAGTATCTTCTCTGCTCTTGTAGGTTTAGCTTTACCAATATTCATAATTGATTCGGCTGCATCATCAATAGATATAACCAAGTCCATACCAAACTTGTCAGCTAGTATCTCTGGATCAATAGTCCATTGTATCTGCTCATGTTTAGCAAAGTTTTCTACTTGAGAAAACTTAGTCATAGATTTAATTACTTCTTTAAATCTATTAACTCTAGCTACAACAGTTTGTATCCATTGTGTATGAGTATTGACTACTTCTTGCTTTGCACTAATCATCATTTCAAATTTAGCAAACTCTAAATCTGAACATGGGATTGCTCTTGAACGACAACCACCTGTACCTATGATGTGTAGTTGGTACTTATCTTTCCACGATTGAAAGTGATTAGTACCACCTTGACCACCTTGTAGCCAATGCTGATTATCATTTCTGCATTGAGATAGATAGGGGTTAGTAGTTCTTGAGTATCTTGAATCTGACTTTTCAGAATTTAAGTCAGCCTCAATGTTGCAATC